ACCCAGCTCTTTCTGGCCATACTCTTGGAACGTTCCATCACCGCCCACATTAACACTTGTCGCGCCAGCTTTGCTGATGGCCGTCTTGTAGTCGAGGAATGTACCCTTGAAACCATCCTTAACAGCTTGAGCATATTCCCTCATGCCCGCTGTGCTTGTATCCTTCGGTGTCTCCAGCGACTTACTGACCAGCGCATTCATAATATCCTTTGCGCCGATTGCCCCGCCCTCTACAGCGTCAGCATAATCGTCGTACCCCATCCTGCGCAGATACTCGACCGTCTTGTTCTTCGTTGCAGTCGCCTGCCGCTGCGCGCCGCGCGCTCTGATCGCCTCGCCAGCACGCATCTCCGGCATGATCAGCGGATCGAGCGCCGCAGCAAACTGCTCCGCTCTGCTCAGGCCGGTTGTCGGGCTTGGCGTGCCAAGGTAATCCATGATGCCGCCGAAGCCGCCTCTGCGCTGCTGCGGCGCTGCCGCTGCCTGCGGGCGATCCTGCCGAAGCGCTGACAGTGGCGCGCGTGGCGCTGTTTGTGGGGCCGTTCCGCTGGCCAGCATCTGTTGGCGCAGCTCTTCTTCGCGCGCCATATCCATTGGAGTTGCCATGTCTTTTCCTTTCAAACCTTCCCAAGCTGATGGGCCTTGCGTTTTATATATCCATTGCCCGATCTTGTCCTGCAGATCTTCTGTCATCATCTCGCCACCAGTCAGCCCAAGACCCTTTTTCGCCTCTGCAAGAGTAGACCCAACCACTTGATAAGCGCCCATCGGCGTGGCAACGCGGCCAACTTGGCCCTTTACATATTGCGCGTATGGGCCAGACGGGCTGGCAAACTCAAGCGCCTCGTCAACCGTCATGCCCGTAAGATTAAACCCAGCGAAAGGATTTCCTGCGCGGTTCGCGTAGTTATAAAGCGCGTTATAATCGCCGCCGCTTTCAGTGGCAAATATACTTGGTTTTAGGCGCTCAAACGGTGTCATCTAATCGGCAATCCTGCTGCTAATTGCAGATATTGAAACAGGCCCGGCTGCATTGACTTCGTCGTCGTTGACTGGCTTGGCGTGGCCCCGAGCGCCGCCAATGGCGCTGTGAGCGCCTGCAGCGGTGCGCCGGTGTAGCCCGCATATTGCTGACGCGCCGCATCGATGAGCGCCTGCTGCAGCCCTTGCTGCATGAGACCCTGCTGCATCTGCTGCTGCTGGATCGCCTGCCCTGTGCCGAATGCCTGCTGGCCAAGCCCCGCAAGCTGCTGAGCTGCACCCAAACGCGTTCCCATCGCGGCCTGCTGAGCCGCCAAGTTTTGCGACTGAGCAGATGCCCGCTGCTGCGCCGCAAACTGCGCCGCCTGCATCTGCGCCGCTGCATTGGCAGCCTGCACTTGCTGTGCGCGGTTGATGTTGCCAAGCTGCGCCGCTGTGCGAGCGCCTGCGCCATACTGCGCTGCGCCGGTGCGGGCTGCAACGTTGGCCGCTTCGATCTGCTGCTGTCTGGCTATATTTGCTGCCTGCGCGCCGTATTGGCTCTCTGCGCCAAATCGCTGCGCTGCCTGCTGGGCCGCAACATTGGCTGCTTCTGCGGCTGAACGCTGGCCGACGTCGAACATCGCCGCCTGCTGAGCCTGCTGGAAGCCCTGCTGGCGCATCTTAGTGGCAGCGTCTGCCGCCTGCTGGCCAAAGCCCAAGCGCGTTTCCGCTTCGGCAATGCCCTGACGCGAGCCGCCAAACGCCCTTGCCTGCTGGGCTTGCGCGCCCTGCTGCATCAGAGCCTGCTGCTGCGCTGAGCCAATGTCGCGCATCGCCATATCAATCACTTGCTGCTGATACGGGTTCTGATACTGCGCAATATCTGTGCCTGCGAGCAGCTGAGCCTGCTGCTGCGCTGGGTCGTATGAAACAGCGCGTTGCGCTCCTCTCAGACGTTGCTGCGCGGGCGTGTAGCCAAACGCCTGCTGCGTACCCGATACGCCTTGCATCGTTGGGCGGTACGACTGAGGCGTGATGCCCATCGGCGTGAAGCCTAGACCCTGCTGCGTTGCGCCCATTGCCTGCTGCAATGCGCCAGCCGCTGCTTGGTTTACGTTAAAGCCGCCTTGCGGGGCGAGCGGCGCGAATTGGCCTTGAGTGGGGGCCTGAACCGCTGGCTGGCCTCCTATGCCGCCTTTGGTTAGCATTGGCATGGCAAGCTCTGTGGCTGGGCGGCTGGCATCAGGGCCTTCCACCACGCCACCAGACATGAGTGGGCGGCTTATATCATTGCTTGCATAAGGGCTTTTTGGGCGGCTGGCATCAGGGCCTCGAAATGGTATAACTGGGCTTGCCATTATGCTTCTCCTCGTATCTCGCGGGGCTTGAGCATGCCGCACACGCGGCTAAACGGCTCGCCAATCGCCATAATCATCTTGCCGACCACATTCGGCTTGTGCTTCTCTGGGCGCTGCCTATGCGCCATCTCTGCCGCCCACGCCTTAACAATGGGCCACATCACCGCGCGAGCGACTTTGGCCCCGCGTGTATCCTTCTGTATATACTCAGCCAACGGAGCAGCCCACGCGTGGTAGCCTTCCATAAGCTCAGGATCATTGCGGTGCAGCCACACGCCATAACGCTGATCCAAGCGCCAGATTTCGCGCGGCAGGTAGCCAAGGTTGTAATATGCGCAGCACAGGATCTTATCCTCGCCGCCGCCGCTGTCGCTGTCGCTGTCGTCAGATGTGGGCCTTGCTGGAGGCGCTGTTGCTGCCGCAGTCTCCTCCATAGAATAGGTTGTGTTTCCAGCAGCGTCCGTTCCTGTCGCGACCATTTGGTATTGCGTCGGGGCTGCGCTCACATCGTCTGGCCGCTCGTAGCCGCCGGTTGAAGTATTGTAAACCATGCCCGTAGGCGCGGCCTCTTGCATTTCTGTAACGGTCGGAGTTTCAATCGGGTTATTTACACCGCCGACCTGATAAGTGTCATCAAGAAATATCTGACCAAGCAATGTATTCGCCGCGATGCCAGTCACACCCTGTTGGATGTCGTCCACTATTTGCTGAGCAGCTGATGCCTCGCTTGTGTCAGTAATTCCTGCGGCTGGATTTGTAATCATCGTGGAAGCCTGCACATTTGATGGCGGCAAATATGCCGCAACACCCGCGGCGTCAACCATCTCAGGCGTTATCCCGTAACCAGTTGATTGGCCTGTCAGGTCTTGCGCTGCTTGCGCGGCCTGATAATCGTAAACGGTCTGGAATGCTTCGTTGTATTGCGGGTTAGTTGGGTCAGTTGATACTATTTGCTGAGCAATCTGAACCTCTGGAGGTGCAATGTTAAATATTTGGTCATTAGGTTGGACGGCCAAGTTTGGATTAGCCGCAAAGCTAGTCATCTCGTAAGATACGTTTTGCGGCCCAGCCATTGCTTGAGCCTGAGCAATCGCCAAATCGTTTTGGCGGCCACGCTCACGCTCTTCTGCGCCTGTTAAAAACTGGCTGTAGTCGATTGCGGGCTGCACACGCGATCCGGCTTGGCCTGTCACTGGATCGATGAAGAAGCTGTCGATATACGCCTTCTGCGCTGGGCGTCTACGCTCAAGCTCGGCAAGCGACTGCTCATACAAGGGCGCTGAGCTGTAGCCCGTCACGCCGTTTGCGTATTGCGTTGGCGCGCCCATGCCGCCCATGATGTCTTGCTGAGATGTCGGCGTGGCCATGCCAAACGCTCCAGCGACGTCAGCGGTTTGCTGAAACCCTGCCTGCTGAAACGGCGTAAACGCGGCAACATCTGGCCCGTAATACGGCGTGAAACCGATCTGGCTGATGCCTTCCGCTTTGGCCAAGTTACGGCGTGCCGCTTCCTCAATATATTCAGGCACCTCTACTGTGCTAGTGGTTGACCCGCCTTTACCGCCTGCCATTATTCAAACTCCTTAACGTATGAGGTGTGCAGTGGCTTCCAGCCATGCGCCTTCAGTGGTTTCTTCCAGCCTAAGCGGCCTGTCATGGTCAACGCAGAGCATCCTTGCGCTTTTGCCCATGCTATCACATCTTCATGCATTTCTAAAATCTGATCCAACTCGCCGCCGCCAAGAAACACGTTTAAAACTTTCTTTCTCGGATATACCACTATTTCGCTGACGATGCACCCCCTCGGCGTAGGCCAGAGCTGCATCGTTCCCTTGTATATACCTTCGGCCACGTCGATAAAGTCATGTGTGCCGCCGGAATACTCCAAAGCGGCTTCAATCCACGGGCGGCATCTTTCAAGCTCTTTATCCATGAAGCCTCGTAATTGCCAAAGTTGACGCGGGTATTGCTGGCACCGGCGAAGAGGCCGCGGTGTAGTTTAAGAAGCCCGACGTGCTGTCGATCATGTAATTCACTTCTAAGTAGTCACCAGCCGCAAGCGTGAATATCTGCGTGCGTGACGTGACAACCGTGGCGTTGTTTTGGTGCAGCGCTGTTGTCATTGCGCTGTCTGCCACATTAGTTCCGTTGACGCTGGGCCAGAAGTAGAAGTGAACCGTGCTGGCTGACGTCGATGATATTTGCGCGGAGAACGATACGACGTATTGGCCAGCCTCATCGAATACAATGCGCGACGCTGGCGTGCCTTGCGTGATGCCATCATTGCCGGTGGGCGCGTCATATGTCAGCTTGTACGCCGTGTTAGCTGCAACAGGCGTGACGTCAGACGTCAGAATGAAGTCAGCGTGGCCGTCTTCCAGCACGATCTGCCGCCACTCGCCGTTTTTACTGACAACGGGATATTCGTTTGTGCGATCCCACATTATCACGCCGTCTTCTGCCGCGCTCTCGCCGCCCGTCTGCTGCACAAGCTGTGATCGCGTCTGGCCGAGGTAAAGCATCAGGCGCCTACCCCAAGACATCCAGTCTTCACCCCTTGGCTCTGGTGCGCGGTACTGCTGCGTCATCTACGGCCACCCGCAACAGCGTCTAGCCGGTTTACGCCGACACGCCAGTCGGCAAGACGTGCGCCGTCAACGCGCATCCGCACCTGACGGCCAGTGAAGCGCATGTTGGTCGGGTTGGCCATGCTAAACGGCCCATACGATCTCTCTGTGCCGTTGGGATAGAACCGCGTCTTAAACGTGGCGCTGACATCGCCTTGCGTTTTTTCGTCGGGGATCATTTCCGTCACGCTGACAACGTTGTCGCCGGAGCCAAGCATAATCGGTCCGGTTTCCGCAAACGGCGTTGCTCCGTTGTATTCGTAGCCCACCTCATGCTCGTATATCTTATTGTTGGACGGGTCGGCCATCAGAGGATAGATAAACGTGCCTGCATCAGATCCCGCAGAGCGCGCCATCGTGCCAATCGACCATGTGTTTTCGACGTAATTGTATGCGACGTAGCGGTTGTTCTCTATGGAGTCGCTAGACGGGTAGAACCACCATATCTCGCCGTATTTGCCGTTTGACATGGCAAACGCCTTGCTGATCTGCGCGCGGTTGATGTCGTTGAAAACGTAGTCAGACACGTCGCACGGCATCTCCTGCACTCGGCCGCCGCTGTAGACGTAAAACGCGTGGACGCCCATCCAGAAGCATCCGGCGTCTACGCTGGCATATGCCAAATTGGCCGCAAGCCCGCAGGCTGAGCCAACGCGCTCAATGCCGTACACATATGGCGGGCCAATATAGTTGGCGACATGCGCGTCGCGCGTCGTCAGAATAAGCGTCTGGCCCTTCACGCTCACGCCAGCCATAATCTCGCCTTCTGTAGACAGCTCAAGATCGCCAGCCTCGTTCTGCGCTGACGGCGTCCAAGTCGTGTTGTCTTCGCGGTCTGACCACTGCACCTTGCGCACGTTGCCGCCGGCGCCAAGACACATCAGAAAGCGCTCTTCCGTCACGACGATGCTTTTGTTGTTTATTGGCGCATTGGCAACTTGCGCAGCGATTGCGGTGTTGTCTAGCTGCCACTCGTAGACCTTGCCGTCGTCACGATTATTGGCCAGCAGGTATTCGCCCCACAGCTGCAAATTCCACGCGGTTGCAGGCTGAATGCGTGACGTGTCTGGGCGAGCAACGCCGTATGCGTAATTGCCATATGTGTTGCCGCCGTAGCCGGTGAATGCGACAGCATCCTCGCGGCCAGTGGCCAAGCCTGTCGGCGTGATGTCGTATTGCGTGCCGGTGCCGCCGCCGTAGACGTATAGCTTGTTATATGTGCCGGTGGCATACCAGCGGTCGTTTGAATTGTCTGCCCAGTTTACCATGCCGCGCGGCGTGGCGTTTGTGGCAGTGTCGGATCTTGTGCGCCAACCCTTGACCGGCTGCATCGTGCCGTCGATCCAACGTATCAGGCTGGCATCTCGCCAACGCCCCATGCTCTGCAAGTCAGTGCCGTTGCGGTAAACCCCAGCGGGTACGTCTAATCTAATCAGAGCCATCGTTGCCTCGTTGGTGTTGCGCGCTTGCCGCAGTGTAACACATGACCATTTGATGCGCAAAAGGGCAGCGTTT